TTAATCCTTATTTATTTTATTTATGCCTTTTTTTACTAAGTCAACAGAAGCATTTGTTATTTTTTTATTTAAACTTGGTTCGTTTCCTTCTGGGCTATCCCATAATTTATAAGCTCCACAAATTGGGCATTGTTTTGACTTAAAAAAAGCATAATATATAGCATAAATAAAAGCCCACATAAATCCTGTTAAAAGGCATAAGACTATAAATGGTATCCATGCAACTTTCTTTGTAGGTTTCACCATTCTATTACAATATGGACAATATTTCATAATATAAAACCTCTTTTACAATAATGTGCTTAAAATTCTGTGAACTTCCCTGGGGTCAGGGTCTTTCTCCGAAATCACTTTAGTGATTAAATTTGCGTCTAAGTCGCTGGAATAAGCAAGCAAATGAATAGCAAACTGATTTGCTTCTTTTTCCCGGCGGCTTGGTACATAGTAACTCATATCTGCGTGTAGATAATATCCATATCCTTTATGTAAGATTGCGTGTCCCAATTCATGGCAGACGACAATCTTTTGTGCTTCGTATGGCAGATTGGCATTGAGTGCGATAAATTTTCTGCGTAACACTCTTACTAAAAAGCCGCGTATTTTATCCGGTAGTTTCAATCGTAGTACATCAATGTTCATATAACATGCTATTTCAAACGGATTACTTGTACCGCATTTTCTAACCAGATTTCTCGCCCGTACCTTGTAATTGTACATTTATACCGCCTACTCTTTGCGTTTATTTTTTTTTCTTGGCTTTATAAAATATAAACTCAAGCGCGTTTCGTATCTCTTGGCGGTCTTCTTCATCAAGTTTCATTACTTCACCATCGAACATAACTTCAGACTGATTCAGAAATTTTTCAAGGTCTGCGGGCTTCTTTTCTTCCACCTCTTTCTTGTCATTAGTAAAATCAATATCTTCTAACAAATCAGAAGCACTAACTGATAAAGCATTTGCTAAATTTTTTATATCATCTTGATTTATAGATGAAGTATATCCACGCTCCCAATTAGAAATAACCTGACTAGATTTATTAATTAGTTTTCCTAATTGACTTTGTGTTAAGCCTTTTGATTTTCTTAATGATTTTATTTTGTCTTTTAATGCCATAATTCACCAACTCTCTTATAGGTATGATAACATAAACTAACAATAATTGTTAGTTTAATAACGGAATTTGAGAATTTTTTATAAAAAACTGTTGACATTAACGCATTACGTTATTATAATATAAATATAACGTAAATCGTTACAGAAAAGAGGTGATAAGATGACTGTGTACGAAAACGTTGCACGCATCAGAGAAGCTAAAGGAGTTACTAAAACAGCAGTGGCTAAACATTTAGGCATGAGTTTACAGGGTTATAGATATTTAGAAAGCGGAGAGAGCCGTCTAGATGTTGAGAGATTGAAACGTATAGCAAAATATTTAAATGTTAAATGCTCTATTTTTTTTGATGACAAACTAACGGATTACGTTATAAAAGAGCAAAAAAAATAAAATAGGAGATGCATGTATATGTTAACAAAAAGTTTTAAATCCAATAAATACTACGAAGTTACAAGGTTCTATTTCAAATATGGTAACGAATGGGACGAAATGGAAAACACCGTAACAGTATGGGACACATACGAAAAGGCAATGGCTTATATCGAAAGATATGCCACTGGATTAAAATTTGCCAGTGCTCGAATTGAAGTGATTAATCTTGATAGAGAAATTACAGTGGATGATTACAAAAAAGGCGATTACAATATTGTTTCTTTTCAAGAGATATATGATATAACGCTAGAAGGCGTAGAAGATACTGAACCCAAAGAAATTATATACATGGGTGAAGAAAAATCTGATGACGCTGATGAACAGCCAATGAAGAAAGAGCAATCTACAGAGCCACCAACAAAATACTTTGCGATAAAAGATTATCCGGCACAGTTTAGCAACCTGCGGGCAGCGATAAATTTTGCCAAAGGCATAAAGGCAAATCGAGAACTTGTTATTTATGCGGTCAAGCAAGCTTCGAATGCGCCAATGGTTAGTTTAGAGCCGGTCAGCACGATTGAAGCCTATCGACCTAAAATTACTAAAGCAAATATTGTCGAGCAAAACAATAAGGTTTACGTCCATATCGAAGATGATGAAAAAATATGTTCTATTTTCTTTAATACCAGGCATGAAGCAGAACATTATCTAAGAGCCTTTTTAAAAATTAGAGATAAACCGAAAGCTGCCTGATTTTTAGTTTATTGTACTATGAAAAGGCAGGGTATGACATGCAGAATAACTTCTATATTATTGCTAAAAAAGGCAGAATTAAAGCCGGTCTATCAAAGATAGCAGCGGCAAGATTATTGAATGTGAGTGAACGTAGTTTATCGGCATATGAAAACGGCTCTACTGCTGTTGATGATGAAATGGCTGTTAGAATGGCAGAAATTTATAATTATCCAGCTATTATTTATTGTTGGACACGAGATAACGCCTGTGGAAGGTTATTCTTACCGGCTATTGATGAGCGAAGTTTATCAGAAAATATACTGGATAGCTTGGTAAATATCGAAAGTATGAAAAATGAAATGCCGAGTTTAATTATGATAGGTAGAGATAACAGAATTGACCATACTGAAATAGGTATATTCGACAAAATAAAAAATAACGGTCTAATACCGTTGATAAAAAGCAGTTTGGCAATAATTTTCTCTAATAAAAAGAAAAAGCTGACTGGCACAAAGCCAATCAGCTAGATGATGTATATGTTGTAATCATTATAACAGAAAAATTGTCTATTGAAAAGAGGTGAGATAGATGACGAGTGAAGAAAAGATTTTTGCCGATTTAGACAGCGAAACACTGAAAAAGCAGGGCATGAACGCTTTTGAAGCTATGTATGCACAGCTAAAAGCCAAAGACAAATATATCGCAGAGCTTGAAGCGATTATTGCAGACAAAAAAGATGGTGAAGTTTATTGGTCACCGGCAGGATTTATGCAGGCAAAGCAGGTCGGCAAGTATCTTGGTCTTAGATATGGGCAGGTTGTAGAAATGGGACATACCGGAAAGCTCAAAATGAAACGTGAAGGCAAAAAGTTGATTTTCTTCAAAGATGACGTTCTGAGATATGAACGGGAGTTGAAAGGTTTCAGTATAAGTCGTTAGGGTAGAGGTGTTGAGCATGAGGTGTTGGCGGTGCGGAAAACGTATAAAAGAATATGAAGCACAGAAATTATGTCTTATTTGCGGGCTGACGGTTCCCGTATGTGCCGATGACCGCACATGCTACGACAAAGGATTGTATCCGAAACCGAAAAAGAAGGGAAATAAAAATAATGCTTAGTTATATAGCTGCTTTTATATTCGGCGGTATGTGGGGTTTTATTGTATGCGCTTTCTTCGTAGGCTGTAATTCCAGACGCTGGAATGAAGATTGGGGAGAAGCTGAATATTGGAAAAAATATAATGAAAAAAAAGAAAAATGAAAGGTGATAAACATGATTAAATTACCAAACAAAAGAACGGCAATAGCGTTAATGGCAATGGGAAACTGGGTATATGTAAAGGACATCAACCCAAATGAAGCGGAAAACTGCGGCGGCGATTGGTTTCGGATGAATGATGACGGTGAAATAATCGACGAACGAGGCATAAGTTGCGTTTCAGAGGATTTTTCCGCATATATGGATGAGTATTTTGCATTAGAACCGGGCGAAGAAAGGAAGGCTTAATAATATGAAAATTTATTTAGTACCGACAAAACAAGGATATATTCAGCGAAAAGGCATATTTAAGCCGAATGAAATTGTACCGTTCTTGCAATCGGTGATTAAAAGACAGGCTGTTATTTTGGCAAACATAAAAAAAGCCGGCTGCCTCTAAGACAACCGGAATAAACAAAATTATTAAACTTGATTTGATTATAGAAAAGGAATACGCAATATGTCAATAGATTTACATCCTAAAATATGCAATTTATGCGGCGGAAAAGTTATTTATACGACCAACGACAATATATACGGCAAGCTCTATGGAAGCGGGTTCTGCTATTTATGTACTAATTGCGGTGCATATGTAGGCACACACAAACCTAGACCGCGTGAAGCATTTGGTATTTTATCAGACGGGAAAATGCGAAAGTTAAAGCATGAGTGCCATGACAGATTTGATAAATTTTGGAAAAACAAATCCAATAGAAGAAAAATACGGAAAAGAGCATATGCAAAACTAGCTGAACTGTTAAATATACCTGTTCAAGATTGCCATTTTGGATATTTTGATATGGTTATGCTGAAGAAAGCTAGTTTAAAAATAACAGTAATGGAAAACGAGGGATTTTAAATGGCAATAAAGACAATTATGACCGCCGCTCAGATGGCGAATGATGAAAAAGCGTGGCTTGCACTGAGAAATAAATATATCGGCGGTAGTGATGCAGGTTCGGTTGCAGGTTTTAGCAAGTGGAAAAGTCCGTATCAGCTCTATCTGGAAAAGACAGGTAAACAGCAGGCGGAAGATTTATCCGGTAATATGCGCGTTTGGTTCGGCAAGCGCGCAGAGCAGATTGTCGCCGACAGATTTACGCTTGATACCGGCAAGAAGCTCCGTAAAACGGGCGTATGGGTGAATGACAAATATCCGTGGGCGTGTGCAACGCTTGACCGGATGATTACGGGCGAAAATTCTTTCCTTGAATGCAAAACATCCAGCGGTTTTACCAAAGACCGCTGGCAGGAAGGACAGATACCGGACAATTATTACTGTCAGATACTGCATTATATGACCGTTATGGAAATGGATTACTGCTATATCGCCTGCCTTTTTGACAACTGCTCCGATTATGTAATCCGCAAAGTCGAGTTCAATGAAGAAGATGCTAAAGCGCTGATGAGTGCGGAACAGGCTTTCTTTGAAAATATGGCACTCGGCATTGAACCGCCGGTTGACGGCTCGGAGGCATGCGGCAAGGCACTGAGTGAAAAATTCAAAGGCGGCAAAATCGAGCCGGTGGAACTTGGTTCAGATGTACTCGATACGGTAACGAAACTTTTAACAGCACAGGCACAGGAAAAAGAAATAAAGCAAACCATACAAAGATACCAAAATGAATTAAAAACGGCTCTCGGCGACAATGAGCACGGTTATGCAGGAAATTATGAAGTGAATTGGACTACCGTAAAAGCGCGTCAAAGTATCGACAGCAAACTGCTTAAAAAGGAACAGCCGGAAATCTATGCAAAGTATCTGAAAGAAGGAGCACCTTCCCGCAGATTTTCGATAAAAAAATTAGGTTAATAAAAGGAGATTGATATTATGGCAAGTACAAAAGGCGGATTACTCGCAAAAACGAATAACGCAGTGACGGCGAAAAAACCGACAACGATAAAAGGCTGGATTGTGGCATATAAGGACCAGATTGCAAAGGCACTGCCGAGCGTGATGACACCGGAACGATTTACGCGCATTGCACTAACGGCGGTTTCTAATAATCCGCAGCTAGCGCATTGCACGCCGATGAGTTTTCTCGGGGCAATGATGCAGGCAGCACAACTCGGGCTTGAGCCGAATACGCCGCTCGGGCAGGCATATTTAATTCCGTATCGCAACAAAGGCACGCTTGAAGCACAGTTCCAGATTGGGTACAAAGGATTGATTGACCTTGCCTATAGAAGCGGAGAAATCACGGATATTGCGGCCCATGTCGTTTATGAAAATGATGTGTTTGAATTTGAATACGGACTTACGCCGAAACTGGTGCATAAACCGGTACTCAAAAACCGTGGTGATGCCATTTTATACTACGGCGTATATCACACTAAAAGCGGCGGCTACGGCTTCGAAGTTATGAGCGTTGAGGATATCGACGAGTATAAAAAGAAATTCAGCCAGTCGGCAAACAGTAAATATTCGCCGTGGACGACAAATTTTGACGCTATGGCGAAAAAGACGGTACTCAAGCAACTGCTCAAATATGCGCCGATTAAAACGGATTTTGTAAGAAATATAACGACTGATGAAACGATTAAGAGTAATCTCTCCGAACATATGACCGATATCGCCGATGAAACGACGATTGATATGGAAGATATTCAAGATGAACCGACAAACAGCGAAAATCCTAAAAATGTAGATATGGAAACGGGAGAAATCTTGGAAAAAGAAAATCAACCAACGGCAAATTGAAATGAGGTGGCAAAATGGGCGAACTGGAGCAAGGCGACAAGAAGGAATTTACAGGTGTATTTGTACCGGCAGATATATTAATGGCTCAAGATTTGACACCACTTCAAAAATTACTATACGCAGAAATATTGGCACTCTCCGGTAATGACGGTTGCTTTGCTTCCAGCTCTCATTTTGCCCAGCATCTTTGTATAACCGAACGCAGGATACGAAGTAATTTAGCTGATTTGGAAAAATTGGGATATATAACAAGAACAGTTACAAAGACCAATGTTAGAGTAATTCAGATAGCTAAATTATCTGATGAGGTAGGACGCAAACGTCCTAGGGGTAGGACACCAGCGTCCGGGGAGGTAGGACATGAGCGTCCTAGGGGTAGGACGGAAACGTCCGCCGAGGTAGGACGCAAACGTCCACATAAATATAATAATAAAAACAATATAAATACAAATGGAAATACAAAAGAAATAGTAGCACCTACAGCGGCGGAAAATCCTCTCGATAATATCTGCAAATTGTACCTGCGGGAGATAAGCAATAAATCCTGCTGTTCTCCGCTGGAAACGGATAAGCTATCGAAACTCATATCAGAGTACGGAGCAGATACAGTAAAAGAAGCAATCGAAATAGCCGTGATGCGTAATCGGCGCTCACTGGCTTATATCGAAGGAATATTGAAAAATACAGGCGGTGATGAAAACGGAAGCAGAACAGAAAAAGCCGCAGTGGTTCGACGCGGAAAACCAGCCGGACGTGGTGGCTTATATAAATCGCGTAAGGTCGAAACAATCGAAGATGTCGAAAGAAAGTTTGCTAACGAAACAAGTGGTTGGGATTAAAGATAAAGAGCTTTTGCAGGCTGGTATCTTTGAACGATTTAAAAACGTATCATTTCAGACAATAAGCGTAGATAATGATATTCGGGAAAATGCCGAGATGATATACCGCTATGCAAAAAATATAGATAAATACGTGGCAGAGGGCAAAGGGCTAATCCTTTCCGGAAGTTACGGCACTATGAAAACAACGCTTGCTGTATGTGTGCTAAGAAAATTTATCGAGCAGGGCGGCAGCGGATTGTTTATCCCGATGTGCTCCATTATGGACAATCTCTATAGTATGCGGGCACGAAGTCTGGAAGAGTGGGGCAGATTTGAAATGCGGCTGCGGGAAACAAAGCTGCTCGTGATTGATGATTTGGGCGGAGAAGATGTATCAGCGCCGTGGGTGCTGCCAAAGGTAAACAGCATAATTACAGAACGTTACAACCGCAAAAAGCCCGTAATAATCACCACGAACATGACGAAAGACGAACTACTGGACACATATTCCGGCAGGATTATCGACAGGCTCAAATCGACAAACTTTTATATAGTGTTTAATGCAAAATCCAAGCGTAAAGGTTTAAATCTTGATGAATTAAGGTGATTGTATGGCTGAACATTTTAAGCACTGCAAATACTGCGGGCGCGAGTTTATCACGACCAATCACAGAATAGGCTATTGCAGTGATGAGTGCAGAAAGAAAATGTATGTAATTAAAATCCGCAGAGCCGTAGAAAAACAAAACCGCAAACGTGCTAAAATTCCAATTCCTGTATTTGTACCGAAAGAACATCCGGAACGAGATAAACGGATAGAATTGGCGGAAATAACGGGTATTCATTACGGTACAATTACGGCGTACTGGGACGATAAACAGAAACTGAAAAAAGTGATTGAATACAAGCAGAGCATAGGCGAAGCAAAACCTGTAAATTTAGATAAATTATTTGAAACAGGAGAATAAATGATGAGTAAAAACCGAATTGTTATAAAAGATAATTTTTTTCAAAAAAGAACTATATTCACCTATAAAGGCAAGTATTACATGGTATCGACGGTATTTTTGCTGGATAAAATGTATGAAACGTTGATTTTCATAAGTGAAAAAGAAGATTATTTATTTTGCGGTACGGGAATATGGGGTGTTAAATATTTCACCGAAAAAGAGGCCCTGAAAGGTCATAACGAGATTATGCGGGATTTGAAAAAAGGAGAGGCTGATTATTTTTATGATGCCGTAGCTGCATATGAAAAAGAAAAATAAAACGCAGCTTTATAATGACGAGGTTGTGAAAATATATAAAAATCCTCTGCTTACGGTGGATGAAGCGGTAGAGAAATATTTTGAGTTCAAATCGGTGCAGAAATTTTTAAAACGACCGACTGATAAAACGGTACATTTCGTTATGGAAAAACTGCTGAACGATTTTTTGCGGATAAACAAAAAGCCGCCGTCGCTGATTGAATACAGGGCGTTTTTCAGATACAAAGTCGATTGTGAATTTGACCGGCTGAAGGAAAAAGGAACAATCGAGATAACGGAAAATGTATCGTACTGGTATTCACGATACGTCCGTAAACTTGACGACAGATTCGCCGCTCTTAATCCCGAAATGGTTGAGATTAACAGTTTGTACGTTGCGCTTATGAATATGGCGGACAGCATGAAGGGCGGCAGGATTTACGAGAGTATAAAAAGAGAATTGACAAAACTTGAATACAGGGCGGATTTTAAATGTTTTGATTTACTTGTAAGACTGCCGTTTTTTCAGGATATGTTTTATGAAAGGACGAAAATACTGATAGCAGTTTTACCGAAGTATGAAAAACACAATTCGCATTTTGAATTTAAATTAATTCCGACAGGAACACTTGAACAAAGAAAGCGGGCTGTGAATTTTTTACAAAAGGCGGGGATTGAAGTTGATAAAAATATGCGCCAATCCTGAATGTAAAAAAGAGTTTAAACCGAAAAACAACAGGCAGATGTACTGCTCGACAAAATGCAAAAAAAGAGTGAACAGGATAAACTACAGGAAAAATCCGCCGAAACATGAAGATGATGATAAAGGGTTGCCGATTAGAGAATTTTATTGCCGTGTCTGCGGAAAATTGGTGCAGGTTAAATCAATAAGTGATAAACGAACGGTGTTTTGTTGCGTGGAGCATGAACGAAAATACTGGAAGCATCCGGAAAAACATCACCGCGAAACGGCAAATCTCGGCATGAGCGGCGGAATGAGCCTTAATAGTTTAATTCTAAGAGAAAGACGGGATTTATTATGAAAGTAATAGCGGGAAAAACAGGCAAATACATGAACTACACGGACGGAAAATATATTTACTATGTATCGGGACTTTTAGGAGATAACCAATACGCCGTATGTAAAAAGGAAATCGGTTCAAAGAGTTTGGGCAATCATAAGTATAAAAGCAGTTCCAATAAGGTGAGAACAACGCCGGGTGAAGCGCAGGGCTATTTGGACAGATTGGCGCAGAAAAAGAAATGGGAGGCAGTATCATGAAAACAATTTCAAAATATAATCTCATAATAGTAAAACCGATTGCAGTAATTTCGGAAAATGATGACGGCTGGCGGAAAGAATTGAACGTTGTTTCGTGGCGAAACCAGATGCCGAAATACGATATCCGCAGCTATGCGCCGGATTACTCGAAAATTAGCAAGGGTGTAACATTGACGGCAGATGAAATGCAGGAACTAAAAGCTGTTTTAAACAGTATGGAAGAATTTTAAAGTATCTCCAAAGTATCAGCCAAAACATCATTTTGATACTTTGGCTGATACTTTGGAAAGTTTTAGAGATGTTTTAGGAAAGTGAAATCATGGCAATTACAAAAACAAGAAAATCTATGGCGAAACGACCGTTGTCTAAGATGGAAAAAGTATTTATGGCTGGCAAAGTGTTAATAGAAATACACACCAGAATGAAGCCTAAAAGAGGAAGAATGTTGAAAAAAAACATGGCTTATGAGGCTGTACGGAATGATAAAAGAAGCAAAGAAAAGGATTGATAAAAAATGAACGAATTACAGATTTTTAATAACGAACATTTCGGACAAGTTCGAACAGCGCTGATTAACGATGAACCGTATTTTATGTTGGCTGATGTATGTAGAGTTTTGGATATAAAAGATAATACTACAGCTAGAAGAAGATTATCTGAAAAGGGGGTGCATAGTATGCGTACCCTTACGAATGGTGGAGAACAGCAGGCGACTTTCATCAATGAAAGCAATATGTACAAGCTGGCATTTACCAGCAGAAAAAAGGAAGCAGAAAATTTCACGGACTGGGTAACGGGTGAAATCCTGCCGACGCTTCGCAAGACGGGCACCTACTCCATGCAAAAAACAAATCCATTGGAAGCACTTCAGCAAATCGGGCAAAGCATAAATAAAACGATTGAAGCATTAGTGGAACAGGATAAGCGCATGAAAAATATCGAAATGGTAACACGGGTACAAAATGACCGCATCGGCAATATGGAAAAGAAGATGCAGCTTGTTTATGACTGTGGGACGATAAACCACGACAACTGGCGGACACATGTAAGACCGCTTATCAATCAGATAGCCAAATACATTCCGGTACTCGACAGTACGGACCGTTTTAGTGCGGCATGGCAGGAAAGTTATAAAAGATTAGAACAGAAATTCAACTGTAATTTAACACTGCGGGTAAACAATAAAAAAGAACGTCTGCGCCTTGCCGGAGCTACGAAGAAAGTTATCGCTAAGATAAATAATCTTGATGTAATCGGCGAAGATAAACGTTTAATCGAATGTTATATTGCCATATTAAAACGCATGGTGCTTGAATATAAGAGGGCGGCATAATGGGGAAAATGCAACGGAGAAAAGGGGCAGCAGGTGAGCTTGAATTTGCTCATCTGTGCCAAGAACACGGATACATGAACGTTCATCGCACGGCACAACATTGCGGCAAAACGGGACAAGTGGGAGATGTTGAAGGACTACCGGGCATTCACATCGAGGTCAAACGGACGGAAAGTCTGCGGCTGTACGATGCGCTGAATCAGTCGAAAAGAGATTGCGCAGCGGCAGACAAAAATGAAATCCCGATTGTTGCTCATCGCAAAAATAAATCGGAATGGGTTGTAATTATGACTGCCGCAGATTTTTTCAAGATGTATAAAAAATATATGGAAAGTAGTGAAGATATTGAGCAGGAAAAGATTTAAATTCCGCCGTATGCCGGCGTGCCGGAAATTCGACAATGCAACACTGCAACAGCAGCACGCAAAAGTAGTGAGTGAATTTAGGGAATGGGCGGAGGCTTATGCAGATTGCTGTCGAAAAGCCGATAAAAGAATAATGGGCCGCGAGGATTTTGCTCATCTGATGTCAGAGAGTTTCGACCTCGTGCAAGTGGCACAGCAGTTTATTCATATTGCCATAAAAAATCACGGCGGCCATTACGCCATGACGGAAGATGATGTATACAACAGCGGCTTTAAGAAAAACAATGACCGCGGTTATTACGATGAAGAGCCGGTGAAAAGCCCATACAGCGGATATATAAAATACATTTATGAAAAGGTGGACTGAATATGAAAAATATTGAAGTGATAAAGAGAATGCCAACGCGGCACGAATTGGAAGAGTATAAAAAGCGCAAAAAGAAAGACGCTGAGATTATCGGCAGTGTATGTATGGTGATTATCGTTGTGGCGGCGGGACTGCTTTTAATCGGTTAGGAGCGGATAAAATGGCAAACTACAGAAATCTGAATACAAAGTATGCGAACAAATTGCGGGAAGATATAAAGGCGATGATGGACGAGAAAGGAATTTTGCTGACGGAGCTGGCGGATAGAGCTAATATCGAAAAGAGTGTATTGCGAAATTATATTAACGGGCGCAATGATATCAACAGCGGTAATCTGATTGCTGTTTTAAAAGTACTGGGATATAATTTACAAATTTGATTTTAAGGGCGGAAACTACCGCCCTTTTAGGCGTCTTTAAGCGAAAGGAGATTTATAATGCCAGAAAATAATACGGATATCAAAAAAGCCATTGAGTGGTTAAGACAAGTAGAAAATGCGAAACAAGCCATGTTGCAATGTGAATGTATGTTTCAGGATTTAAGAAATACGCAAAACATTACATCCGGATATGAACGTGGATATGAAAAAGTAAAAGATGAAAATGGGAAAGAAACTGGTGAAATAAAATCCTTCACCAGATTAAAAGGCGCTAGTAGTGGCGGTAAAGAGCATGATATAAGCGATTTTATTGCGGTTTTGGTAGCGGAAGAACAGGAACTGGAGAGATATAAGACGGATTGGCTTAATAAACGTATAGAGGTTAAGAAGTTCTTGATGAGCTTGAATATGAATGAAAAGATTAAAACAATACTTATTTTCCGCTATATCGGGTTATATGAATGGGATGAAATTGCTAAAAAATTGGGCATGAGTAATACATGGGTTCATAGCCTAAAAAAGCAGGGATTACAGATAGTAGCGAGAAATTTAAAAAAATACTTTGCGAAAGTGTACTAAAGTGTACGAAAGTTTATGGAAGTTTACTCGCATCCTGTGATATTATTAGACTTGTAAATAAAAAAACGAGCCGTAGGAATAACCTGCGGCTTTTCTATTGCAAAATCGAGTGAATGTGTTATACTATGTGTAGGCAAAACATCAAATTCATTGTTAAACACCTCCTCTCCGTTGCAGGATTGGAGACATGAGCAACGAAAATATTATAGCATGAAATTATGCCACTGTCAGTTTGATGGTGGCTTTTTTAGTACAAAAAAAGACCGCCATAAAAGCGGTCTTTCTTATATTGCTTGTTTTTTATACAGTTGCAGTAAAGCGTCTTGTAATACTTTAGAAATATTTAGATTGTTTTTTTCGGCGAGAGTATTGAGCCATGCAGGAATAGTTAAATTTTTCCGTACAGATTTTGTTCCATATTTTTGAATATAACTGTCCATATCTAAAACGAGCAGGCTTACAAATCCGCCGTCCTTAGGATGAATGTTTTCAATGTGGCTAGCTTTCGGAATAGGTTTATTATCTTCTATTTCATCCAGTACCCACCCCGAAGCGGCATCTGCTCCTATTGCTATAGCTTCAGCAATATCGCTGCCACATGATACGCATCCTGGCAAATCGGGAACTTCTACAGTATACCCTGATTGTTCTTCTTGCGGATAAAAAATTGCAGGATAAACAAGTTTCATATATAAAACTCCTTTCCAAGCAGGCTTATTTCAAGCCCGCTTGTCTAAGAATAGATTTTAGTGTTCTGGGGTCTATATCCCCCGGATGATTAGGAATGGTTATCTTACAACTTATAAAAATGAGGTGAATATCATGACAAATCGAGGTGGTAGGCCAAAAAAACAGATAAATCAATTACAGTTTGAAGCTATGTGCAGTATTCAGGCAACAGAGGAGGAAATTTGTCTTGTACTAGGCGTGTCGGATAAAACATTGAATAGATGGTGCAAAGACACGTATAAGCTCAGTTTCTCCGAAGTATTCAGACAAAAGCGGGCTTTAGGGAAAATATCGCTTAGAAGGGCGCAATTCCAATTAGCACAGAAAAACGCAAACATGGCAATCTGGCTGGGCAAACAGTGGCTCGGTCAGAAAGATAATATTGAGCCGGTAGACACTGTAGAACATAAGCAAATAATTCAGGTGTATATACCAGATAACGGCAGGGATAAAGATGATTATTAGACCGCAGCCGGGAAAACAGGAACAATTTTTATCATCTAATGCTGATATAGTTTTTTACGGCGGCGCGGCCGGAGGCGGCAAAACGTATGCCGCACTGATTGAGCCTTTAAGGCACATCAATAATAAAAATTTTTCCTGCATCATATTTCGTCGAACGTCTCCACAGATTACAACGCCGGGCGGATTGTGGGACACGGCTCTTGAAATGTATACAGCACTAGGAGCAAAGGATATACGAAGTCCAAACAGATATTTCAGATTTCCTAGCGGTGCAAAAATCGTGATGAACCATTTGCAGTATGATAAGACGGTCTACGATTACCAAGGAGCGCAGATACCTCTGATTGAATTTGAGGAACTGACGCATTTTTCCTGGAAACAGTTTACTTATATGCTTACCCGTAACCGTTCCGCTACGGCAGGCATAAAACCGTATATAAGGGCAACGTGCAACCCTGACCCGGATAGCTGGGTGGCGGATTTTATAAAGTGGTATATTGACCAAGACACGGGCTATGCAATTCAAGAGCGTGGCGGTATAATCCGCTGGTTTATCATCATGAATGATGAGCCGATTTGGGCGGATAATCCCGATGAACTTTTTGATAAATACGGTATTGAACCGAAATCTTTTACTTTCATTCCGTCCAGCGTCTACGATAATAAAATACTGCTTGAGAATAACTGCGAGTATCTGGCCAACTTAAAAGCGCAGGACGAAGTTACAAAAGAACAGCTGTTAAATGGCAACTGGAAGATAAGACCGGCAGGCGGCTTATACTTTAAAGCAAATCAAGCACCGATTGTCAATGTCGTACCGGATAAAATAATCGGCATATGCAGGGCGTGGGATTTGGCGGCAACAGAAGCAACGCCACAGAATAAAAGTCCCGATAAAACGGCTGGTGTACTTATGGCACGCCTTAGAAACGGGCAGTTTATCGTGCTGGACGTTTTTACTGGCTGTTTAAATGCTGCGGGCGTAAGACAGGCAGTTAGAAGCATAGCAATACAGGATAGAATAAATTACAGATGTAACAGTATTCACATTCCACAGGACCCTGGACAGGCAGGTAAAGAACAGGCGCAGTCTTATGTAGGTTTTCTGGCAGGCTTCAATGTTCAGACGGAACGGGTAAACGGCAGTAAGATAAACCGCGCCGAACCGTTTGCTTCGCAGTGGCAGCAGGGAAATGTTCTACTGCTTCGCGGCGACTGGAACAGGATTTATACAAATGAGCTATCCAGTTTCCCTGACGGTCTGCATGATGATTTGGTAGACGCAAGTTCAGATGCGTTCAATGCCTTGACGAAAATTAGAAACTTCGAAGTTCTTTTATAAGGTAGGTGGTGATAATTTGAACAGAACAGATGGTCTGCTTAACGTAGTAAACGGCTTAAATACGCTTCGTTACGACCCGAGCAGACATACCGGCATAGTAAGGACACAGTTCATAACGCCCAGAATGTCGGAAAATCTCTATATAGAAAATGGCATATTCCGAAAAATTGTAACCGTTCCCTGTGATGAAGCTCTAAGGAACGGATTTTTTATAAAAGAAGCTGATGAAAAGGCTAACAATGAACTGCAAAGCGTGCTGGAAGATTTGGAATATGAAACAAAATTTGCAACTGCCTTGTATTGGGACAGAGTTTACGGCGGTTCCGTACTGTTTCCGATATTTCAGGACGGTACTGAAGATTTAACCGAGCCGCTTAATGAAAACCGTATACAGTCCATTGATGAAATCCGCATATATTCCGCCAAAGAAGTTTTACCGATGACATGGAATAACGATATAAATAATATCCGCTACAGAAAGCCTGAAACGTACATCATAAATGATGAAACCAATGGAGCATGTTTTGAAATCCATACAAGCAGGCTGATTGTTTTTGACGGTCTGACCGTTCCGAATATAATAAGGAATGAGCGGGACGGCTGGGGCGGTATGATACTTGAACAGCTGTTTAACGACCTTGTTTTAAAGTATGATGTCGGCAATAAATACGCTATAGATATAATGGAACGCATGGCACAGGGTGTTATTTCCATAGACGGACTTGAAAGTAAACTGTCAATCGAAGGCGGCGAGGAACAGGTCCGAAAATATTTACAGATGATAGATATGGTTAGAAATATCTTAAATACTCTAGCCATAGACAGCCGGGACAGTTTCGATATAAAAAGCGTTTCTTTAAGTGGTGTAAGTGATATTCTGGACAGAGTGCAAACAATGCTTTCAGCTGTGTCTGAAATTCCCGTTACTATATTATTCGGGCGTTCTCCGGGCGGAGAAAATGCAACGGGTGAAGCGGATTTTCAGCAGTATTATGCAATGGTGCAGCGGCTTCAACGCCGAAAATTAAAATCTAAACTGAGCCGATTTATTTATTTGCTATCAAAATGCTATAATATCGCTCTGCCGGAAAGCTGGAATATACACTTTAAACCGCTATACATTCCAACTGAAAAGGAACAGGCTGAAACCGCCAAATTAAAAGCAGAAAAATTACAGACAACTGTCAGTGCATTAAATACGCTTGTTTCTATCGGAGCATTAGACGCTATAGAGGTGAGAAATTATCTGGAAGAACAAGGCTTCAAACTTGATAGAACGCTGGATATTCTGCCGGCAGGTGATGATGTATGATTAAGATACCGAAAAGAAAATGGCGTTATCCTATGGCATATGAAAGGCAGTATTCCAAAGAACTTACGGCATTGGTGAACAATCTTCATGAAATTACTAAGGAAAATATGCAGGATATAACGGACTTTATCGACAAAAACCGCATGGACGCAGTAGGGGACGTTTTAGACACTATAGTAAACAAAATAAAGCAAAATTATTATATTCTGGTTACAAGGGATTTTTTGAAACGAAAAATTCAGCAGATGATAGACGCAGTAAATAATTTCAATATGAATGAGTTCCGCCAAAGTCTTAAATCGGCAATAGGCGTTGATGTATTCCAATCCGAGCCGAAACTTGAAGAAATGACTGAACTATGGGTAAAGGAAAATATAAACCTTATAACAAGTGTTGAAAACCAATATTTCGATAGGCTGGAAAATATAGTTTCGGATGCCGTGCAAAACGGCACGCTTACGCCGCAGGTTACAAAACAGATACAGGAACTTACCGGAGTAAGTAAAAGACGGGCGCAGCTTATTGCTGTTGACCAGATAGGGAAGTTAAACGGGCAACTCACAAAATACCGGCAGACAATGGCAGGTATTCAGGAATATATTTGGCGGACCGCCGGAGATAGCAGGGTTCGACCGGCTCATAGACTACGAAACGGTAAAAAATTCAGATGGGACAGTCCGCCGCTGGACGGTCATCCGGGAATGGCTATCCGTTGCCGGTGTGTCGCTGTACCTGTTATTGATTTAGATAATTTAAAAATACAAGGCGTTAGAATTTAGCAGCTAAAAAAAGCTGCTTTTTTTATACCTAGAAAGGTGGTGATTTAATGCAGAGATATGACACATATCAGATTGAAGCAACTAAGACAGACGAGGGATTTATAATTGATAGACCTATAATCGGGCGTGTCGGCTTGCTTAAATATTTAAACGCTGACGGCAGTGAACGTATTGAATACAGACCGCCGGAGGAAGCTTTTAACGCAGACAGCTTGAAAAGCATTAGAGGAAAACCGATTACTTTAGGGCACAAAGCAATGGTTAATTCTAAAAATGCGGATAAACTGCCTATAGTTGGCACTGTATTATCGGAAGGAGTGCAGGACGGTGAAAATATCCGGGCAGATGTTAGTATTTATTCTTTGCCGACAGCGGCAAGGGAATTATCTTGCGGCTATAGTTTAGACCTAGATGAAACACCCGGCACGACTCCGGACGGAAAACATTACGACGCAGTACAGCGCAATATTAGATATAATCATTTAGCAATAGTGCCGAAAGGCAGGGCAGGAAACGCCCGTCTTAATATGGATGGTGACCAAATAATTGAAAGTGAGGCTAAAAAACACATGGCAAAAGTAAGACTTGATAACGGATTAGAATATGAGGCTGCCGAAGAAGTAAAAATTGAACTTGAAACATTAAGAGCTGATAAAGCAAAAAATAAAGCTAATTTTGACGCATTACAGGGCAAGTATGACGCACTTGAAGCAAAAGCAAATAAACTTGAAAAAGATTTAGCAGATGAGAAAAATAATAAAACTGCTAATTTTGACAGTGCTGTAAAGGAACGTGTCGAAATGCTTAATATTGCTAAACAGCATAATTTAGACAAAGCCGATACCATGAGCAACAAAGATATTAAAATGGCTGTTATTAAGAAAGTAAACGGCGACAGCTTTAATCTTGACGGCAAATCTGATGAGTACATCAACGGCGTTTTTGATATCTGCAAAGAACAGAGTAAAAACTTTAATAAAAATGCTGGTAAAGTAAGACAAGATATCAACGACGGCAAATCCGGCAGCGCTGGCTCGCAGCAGAAACAAAATGAAGATGAATGGGATTATGTTGCTCTTGCTGAAAAAATGAAACAGGCAGAAGCAAAAGCTTATTTAGGAGGTATGAAATAATGGCTTTTCAGTGGTATACAAGAGATTTAGACAAAGGTTTTCCGGGAATGATTGCAGATGCCACGAATAAAATAATTGACAGCTATGCAGTCGAAGAAGAAACGGGCTTAGAACCAGGCGACGCTGTAATTCAAGGTACAGATGAAAATCAGATAAAAAAATACACCGGCTCCGGTACAGTAATTGGCGTTGTTATGCACCATCATAAAGAATCGTCTGAACCATATTATCCGCAGAATTATACCGTTCCGGTGGTTACAAGCGGTGATATTTATGTAAAAGTAGGTGAAGATGTAACGGCAGGCGACGCTGCTTGTTTAATGGCTTCCACTTACGCGTGGGGAAAAACGGGTACTGCCGTATCTAATGCTTATTATTATAAGGGTGCAGATAAAGACGGTCTGGCAGTCGTAAGACTTAGAACACCAGCAACGGCAGTAATGCAGGGGGAGTAATAAATCCAGTTTCTAGTGCTGTAGGTAGTGCTGAAATTGGCGAAGCTAGAGTTAAATAAACGAGGTTTAAATATGGCTTATACAAAAAAAGACTGGAAAACTGGAGACATAATTACTGCTGATGAAATTAATCGTATGGAGCAAGGTATATATGATGCCGATACTCGAACCATGACACCCGGTCCAGCAGGTGCTGATGGTACCAACGGGAAAGATGGAGCAGATGGCAAATCTGCTTTTGAACTCTGGAGAGAGCAGGAAGGTAATTCCAGCAAAACGGAAACAGATTTCTTTAATTCGCTTAAAGGTGAAAAAGGTGAAAAGGGCGATACAGGTGCTCAAGGTCCGCAGGGCCCGCAAGGTGAAAAGGGCGATACAGGTGCTCAAGGTCCGCAGGGCCCGCAAGGTGAAAAGGGCGATACAGGTGCTCAAGGTCCGGCAGGTGCCGATGGAGCGGCAGGTGCTAAAGGAGATAAGGGTGATACCGGTGCTAAAATCACATCTATTGAGCTTAATATTACAGGAAACACTATATCTGGAACGGCTCATCTTAATGACCAGAGTACGGCTACAATAACGGGGACTTACACAGCAGGAGCTTAAAGGAGGATAAATAATGACAAATCCATATATTGAAAAAGTTGAAAGATTAGACGCTGATACAATCAGTCGAGTTTTAACACGTTTAGACGCTACGCAGTCCGCTTTTCTGGCTCGTATGCTTACGCAGGTCAGAGCGAGAGTTTTACAGGTAACTCATGCTAGATTAAACGCGTTTACGGTGTTTCCGGTACAGACGGAAATTTCTCCGGGAGCTGAAACAGCGTTGCAGCGTATTTATGATATGGTAGGTATGGCTAAAATTATTGCTAATCCTGCTGATGATTTACCGCTTGTTGATATTCTGGCACAGGAAACAAGCGTAAAGGTAAAAGAAGTGGGCGCAGCGTATCAGTATTCTGTAAGCGATTTAGAACATGCCGCTTTCGCAAATCTGCCGCTTACAACCATGAAAGGCAACGCTGTAAAACGTGCTATTGATACTAAGTTAAACAGTATTGCATGGAAAGGTGACGCCGAAAACGGCATTATCGGATTTCTAGACAATGCAAATCTTAGTGAATATACTTTACCGGCAACAGGCACGTCCAGCTCTACCAAATTAAGCGATAAAACAGCCGAACAGATGTATAAAGATGTCGCCGCTATTATCGAAAGTATTTCCGACAATACAGATGACACTGAAAAGGCGGATACAGTTTTATTTGCACCGGGACCGTATAACGCATTATCTACTACTTTGTATACAACGGATAACGGGCAGACGACACAAACGGTATTAAGCATGTTGAAGGAAAATTATCCAGAAGTAAGACGTTGGCTCAAAGTGGGCGAGCTTAAAAACGCAGACAGTACGGGCACCAAAGATTATATTATCGCCGGCGTATTCGACCCGGATTATGTACGTTTTGAAATTCCGCTCCGTTTTGACCAACGTCCGGTACAGGAAAAGAATTTATCTTTCAATGTACCGTGTCGCTCTAAAGTTGTCGGCGTAACGGTATTCAGACCATATTGCTTTACAAAGGCGGTGGGTGCTTAATGGCTATTACAAAATACGTATTAGTACAAAATAAAGAACCTAAAATTGTAAATGTCGGCAATATCAAGTTAAAACCTGGATTTCCACAAAAAATCCAGGATATTGACGAATTAAGAAAAAAATATCCTGTGTTCGATGAAAAATTAAAATCTGGCTCTATTGTTATCTTAGACGCTAAGACGGCGGAAATAGAAACACAAAATATAGAGCAGGAACTTGAAAAACGGCTCAAAAAAGCCAATATGGTTTAAATTATGTATGATGAAGTTTTAGAATTAATACGAAAAATAGCACCCGAATTTGATGATATAAACGACAACGAATTGACAGGCTTTATTAGTATATATGCTGATTTAGTATCTAAAAAATATTTCGGCAAGCATTACAATAAAGCCGTTGGTTTTCTTGTAGCTCATCAGCTCACATTGTTTAATATTGCAAACAACAGCGAAGCAGGCGCAGCGGATAGCTCATTGATTGCCGGAGATGTCTTAATGGAAAAAGAAGGCGACTTGCAGCGGCAGTATGGCAACGTAAATACTTCTGATTCAGAAATAGACAGCCTTTTAAATAAGACATATTACGGCAAAATGTTTATCGCCCTGCGTTCTGCGCTGCGGCCGATTGGAATGATGAGAAAATGTCCGTAGTTGATAAAGATTTAGGCTGGAAAAAGATTTTGCGCAATATGCGTAAAATAGATGCTAAAGCCGTTAAAATAGGCATACAAGACGGCGATAAAACATTTGATGGGAAAGAAAGCCTTGCATATGTTGCCAGTCTTCATGAGTTCGGAAGCCCCGGCGGCAAAATTCCGGAACGTTCATTTATCCGAACCGCTATAGATAAAAACGAGCGCAAGATAAATAATTTGTCCGATAGATTGGCTCTTAAAATATTGGACGGTTCCGTTACTGTTCGAGGGGCTTTGGATTTAATCGGGCTATCTGTTACAGGCATGATACAAGAACAGATTACAGACGGCGATTATGTGCCGCTTTCTCCAGCTACGATTAAGAAAAAAGGCAGTGATAAACCACTTATAGATACAGGACATATGTGGCAGAGTGTACGTCATGTTATTGAGGATAAATAAATGGGATTTAGAAGAAAATTCACGATACAGCGGACGAGCGGCGGCGAATATGATGATAATGGCGTTTGGCAGAAAGGTGAAACGGAAAGTTTTAAAATAATGGCTTCCGTTCAGCCAATTTCGCTGGATGAATATAATCAGGTTTTCCCGCAGGGCATACGAACCGTGAACGCTGTAAAAATTTATACAGATACAAGACTGTATCCAGAAAAACAAGGCACGCCGGCGCAAAATGCTGACGTGCTTTTATATATGGACAGAAGATATAAAATTATTACTTGCCATGCTTATCAAAGCGGCGTAATAAGCCACTATAAAGCCTATGCCCAAGAGGTGGATACATGTGACGCATGAACAGAAAAAAATTTTACATGATATTGTAGCGGAAATTTTGGGATTACCCAAAAACCGAGTAATATACGCATATCAAAATGCGCCACAGATTATAGATACATTTGCCGTAATGCGTTTTTATGCGTATCGGGAAGAAGTACCGACAGAAATAATAAACAGTGGTGAACCCGGTATAGAAAAACTGATAGCGCATAATAATTTGACGCTTGAAATACAGATATTTACTAAAATCGGCACTGATTTAGATGCCTGCGTAATGTTGAATAACCTGCTTAACTGCTTAGATAAACATACGGTGATGAGCCAGCTGGATAATGCAGGTATCGTTATAGTTCAGCACGAAGCGGTGCAGGATATTTCGAAACTGGTGGATAAAACGGCATTTCAGACCCGTGCCAGCGTTGATATAACTATTAGATTTACACCGACATATCTTGATGATGTAGGCTATATCGCAAGCGTAAAAGTAAACGGCGATACAGGAAGTAAATTACCGATTGATATAGAAACGGAGTGAAAACATGGCTAATATAGACAGAATTGTTAATGTACAAATAAGCCTTAATACTAACGGAGTTAGTAAAGAAGGCTTTTCAACCATGCTTGTTGTCGGCACACATGCCAATACTTTAAATCGTGTCGTTACGTATACAAATATAAACGATTTAACAAATGATGGTTTTTCTACTGACAACCCTATTTATAAAGCTGTTTCGGCGGCATTCTCCCAGACGCCGCGGCCGAGACAGGTGAAAGTAGGTCGCAGACAGGTTGAAGAAGTAAATTTAAGTGTAAACAATGTAAAAGACAATACGGATTATACCATTACTGTATCCAGCAAAGACACTGACGGCACTGTTGATGAAGAAGCCTATAAATACAACAGTCAGACAAGTGCAACGGCAACAAAAATTATCGAAGGTCTGCAAGCATTAATGGCAAGTGATACTGCCGTAACCGCTACTGCATCCGGTGAAAAACTGCAACTTACTGCCAAATCCGGTAAGTCTTTTGCTATTAAAATATCCAGTAATTTATCTGCTGAACTTACTGAACCGACAGAAGAAATAGCTGATACCATGAGTGCTATAATGGCCAGCGACAGCGATTTTTACGGCATTGTTCTTGCAAGCAGAGATAAAGACGATATTATGGCAATGGCTGAATGGGTAGAAACACAAATAAAACTTTTCGGCACATCTACGGCAGAACAGGGAGCAAAAGACAGTGAAACAGATACGGACCTGTTGTCTATGCTTAAAGCTAAAAATTATTACCGCACTTTTGCCTTTTACCATGAACTTGCTAACAATGAATATCTTGAAGCGGGAATAATGGCAAGATGTTTCGCTATTGAACCAGGCGGTGAAAACTGGGCGAATAAAGTTTTATCCGGTTTAACTGCCGACACTCTGACAGAAACGGAATATCTTGCAGTATCTGGCAAGAACGGCAATACATTTGAAACATTCCGCAATAAGAGCATTACGCAAAACGGCAAAGTCGCCGGTGATGAATGGATTGATGTAATCCGTTTCCGCGACTGGCTTCAGGAAGAGATTACAATCAACGTGTTCAATCTTTTAATCAATTCTGACAAGGTACCATATACTGATGCCGGTATCGCTTTAATCGAAAATCAAATTAGGCAGGCTCTTTTGCTCGGTCAGCGTCGTGGCGGCATTGCACCGACGGAGTACGACGAGGACAACAATGAAAACTTAGGTTTTAGCATAGAAATGCCGCTGGCTGCTAATATTCCGGCAAATACAAAGGCTCAAAGATTGCTGGAAGATGTGAAATTCACAGCGCGTTTAGCAGGTGCTATTAATGTTGTGGAAATTACAGGTTCGTTCACGTATGAAAATCTCATCAATGAATAAAGGAGGTATATAAATGGCTGACGGAGTTTTAACATATAATCCCAAAAACTTACTTGTAATATTCGGGGCCGAACAGTTGCACGGATTTTCCGAAGATGATGTAATTACCATCGCGCCGAATGGCGACGGTACCCAGATTTATGTAGGTGCTGACGGTGAAGTCGGCAGAAGTATTGACCCAAATCAGACGTATGAGGTAACAATCACGCTTGCAACAAGTTCCACCTCTAACACATATTTATCCAATATGTACAACGTAGACAGGGCAACAGGTGCGGGCTTGCTGCCGCTTTTAATCAAAGATTTAAGCGGGCAGACGCTATTTTCTGCTGAACAGGCATGGGTGGCTAATATGCCGGAGGCAAGTTACGGCAGAAGTATCGACAGTAGAGAATGGACATTATACACAGGGCAGGTAACAGCCCCGATTATCGGAGGTAATAATTAATGTGGGACGGCGGTAAGTTTACAAAATTTCAGCAAGGCGACTATGTATTCAGTATCAGGCAATTTGCACCATTTAAGGCGATTAAAGTGTTGGGCGATTTGCAGAAAATAATTACGCCGGCACTTGCCGGAGCACTTACAGGACTGCAAAAAGCACCGGAGGCGGACACGAATAACTGGTTATCTTTGGCACCAGTTTTTTCAGATGCCTTGTATCAGATTGCGGCGGGCCTCGACGGCGACAAACTGCAAAGAGCCATGAACTTGCTTCTTGATAAAAACTATGTGGCAGTTGAAGTAACAGCTAACAACGGGACGAAAACATTTACTCAGCTGGATGAAGGGCTTATTAATGAAATTTTTACCGGCAGAACTTTTGACCTGCTGGCCTTAATGGTGGAAATATTTAAAATTAATTTCCTGGATTTTTCCAAGCTCTCCAGTCTCCCGTCTGGCGTCCGCGAGGCATTCGGAGAGATAAAATTACCGTTCCGGGTAAAATAACGGACGAACTTCAAAATGCCTTGTTTATATACAGGGCTATAGATAGCGGCATGGTATCGCTTACGGAAGTAAAAAACGGAGATGTAACGATAGCGGAGCTTGTCCGAATATCCCAATATCTGGACATGAAATCTGATATCGAATATGCCAATATGCCGAAAACTAAAGCAAGAAAGGGGGTTAAACGGTGAAAGTACGTGAATTGGTTGCAAGGTTCAGTTTTCAGTCGGAAGGATTGAATAAAGTAAAAAACGGTATGCAAAATCTAATTGATAAAATGCGACAGGCAGATAAGCAGGCTATGTATACCGAAAAACAGCTGAAGGAAATGGGCGCATTCCAGGATAAACTGGGACGCTGGCACAGCTCCAACGGCAAATTTTTAAAAATAGACGCCGATACTTCACGTGCAAGAGCAAATATCTTAGGACTGCAAAACAGTATGCAGTCTTTAGCAAACGGTGCGAAAATGGTCGGTCAGGCTCTGGTGGCAGCTTTTGCTGTTGATAGGATTGTTGCCTTTACACAGGCTATTCAAAAATCAGCTGATGAAATGATGAACTTAGACGGTAGGCTGCGAACGATAACGAAGACGGATGAAGAACGTTTCGGAATAGAAGATAGATTATACGATTTATCACAGCAGAACCGACAGGGCATGAAAGAAATGGGAAATCTGTATTTTAAGATTGCCAACGGTACGAAGAAATACGGCTTTAACAATGATGATTTCATGCGGGCAACCGATATTGTATCAAAATCTTTAACGATTGGCGGTGCGAGTACTGCTGAAGCTCAAAGCACGATACTACAATTAGGCCAGGCACTCGGCAGCGGCTTTCTTATGGGTGATGAACTGAACTCACTCAATGAAAATGCTCAACCGCTAATGCAGAAAATCGCTGAATACTTCGGCAAGGATATTGGCGAGCTGAAAGAAATGGGGTCGCAGCGTGAGCTGAAATCCGAAGATATCATGAGAGCTATTTTAGCTGCTGGCGACGCTATGGACGCTGATTTTGCTAAAATGCCGACAACTATCGGTCAATCGTTACAGCAGATAGAAAATCTTTGGAACAGATTTACACAGCGATTGGAACGCGGAACAGGTGTATTCAGCTTTATTGCCAAAGCTATATCCAATAATGTTATGTATATTTCCGGTGTAATAAATGATTTATTTACTTTGATGGACAGTTATGACGGCAGTCAGGAATGGCTTGATAACTTTCAAGATAAATATCCTGTTTTATTTGCACTATACGAAGGTTTTTCTGCATTGAAAGATGTCATTATGGATATTGCAGGTGTGTTTAAACCTCTTGTAGATGAAATAAACAGCTTAGATACTGCGGATTTTCTGGAAATCGGTAATTCGATAAAACAAATATTCAGCGGAATATCTCCGACAATAGAACCTGCTTGGCAAGCTATTTCCCGATTGGCATCCGATTTATTTCCATTATTAAAAAATGCTTTCATTTCACTTACTCCGTTTGTTGCTGAAGGATTTGGTATTTTAGCCAGTCTATTAGGTACGATAATCGAAGCGTTTACATGGGTGATAAATCTGGTAGCGGATTTTATAGAAGAAAATCAGGAATTTGCTCAACTGATTGTTACCATAGGAGCGATTATTTTAACGTCTATCTATGCCGGTTTTATTGCTGTTGCCGGAGCTATAGGATTTGTTATAGAAGCCGTTTCATGGTGTTATGAGCAATTAGTTATTTTGAAAGATTTAGTTGCTGAAGGATTATCTGCTGCTTTTATGTGGGCGTTGGAAGTTGTTTCAATGTTTTTTGCATGGCTAGCTCAGGGTTTGAGCGGCGCACTTGCAAGTATCGCGCAGTTTTTCGGAAATCTTATCGCAGGTGCTTTTCAGGCGGCAGGCGCACTTATAACCGGTTTTGGTAATGCAATTAATTCCGTTAAAAGTTTCTTTGCTGATTTGGGTTCTTTTGCGTTAGGAATTTTACAGGAAATCGCAAATGCTATACAGACATGGGTAATGGATAAAATACAATGGGCAATAGACGGTATTAACAACCTTAAAAGTTTTGCAGGAAGCATACTGGACGGCATAGGCAGCGGCATATCCAACGCTTATACAAATATGACGCAGAATAATACGTATAATCTAAATTCCGAAGAACAGTTGGCAACAGCGATACGAGGACAAAGTTATTTTTATCCGTAAGGAGTGATTAAATGGCGGATTATGGATTATTAAACAATATGCAAGGTTCAATGTCCGGCACTATGCCTTCACTTCTCAGACAGATAACAACACCTTGCAAAATAGGTGATACATTAGAAATTGATGTACTGAAAGAATACGAAGTAACCTTTGAAAGTGAAGTTACTGAAAATCCCGTTGAAACCGGCTTTGTTGTAGCCGACCATGTAATAAGAAAACCGCTATCTTTGAAATTAACGGCGGTATTCACACCGACACCCGTTACTTTTCTAAGTCATTTTGGCGGCGCACCGAACGTGAACCGCCTTGGTGATGTAGCTAATGCCCTAATGCAGATTTATCAAAAAGCCGACCCTGTAACAGTTACATTGCATGACGCGATTTATGACGATATGGTAATGCTCACGGCTCCACTCAGGCGGAATGTTCAAACCGGTATCTGCTATGAGATGGAGCTTAATTTTAAGCATGTTGTAGTCGTGGAACAACGGACGGAAGAAGTACCGGAAGAGTACGCCAGCAACGACGCGCAAGGAAAAGCAGGGCAGACCGAAAAAGACGGCGGCACCGCTGAACAGAAAGATATCGGCACGGGCATGACAACCGTCGCTAATACGGCAACGGTAAATATAAGCAGCTTACAGGCGGATTACAATGCTAACGGCGATATCAGCACAGGAAGGGAAATTACTGCTACCGTGGCGGCCGTTTCAATTATTTCCGCCCTGCAATATTAGGAGGGTGAAAAATGATACAGATAAGTATGACGGATGCTAATGATTTTGTACAGTCGGTCACACTTGACAATACCGTTTATAAACTGCATTTTGCTTACAATGATGTATTTAAAGGATGGAGCATGGATATACGCGACAGTCAAAACACTGATATAGTACGAAGTATTCGTATCGTGCCGAATTTTCCGCTCTTAAGCCAATATAAGCGACATTTAGACATAAAAGGCGAAATAGTGGCCACCGTAACGACAGATATGCAAAATATCGGCAGAGATGATTTCATAAACGGTAAAGCAAGTTTAGTTTATGTATCAGGGAGTGAATTAAATGCAATACTGGAAACGGCAGTATAAAGTGGCTTTTCCCGGTATTGGGTATGCTTTTTCCAATATCGATAACAGAAACGGCTTAAAAATCGAATTCGATATCAACAAGGATTTGACTAAGGAAACAAATAAATCTGTATTGAAAATCTATAATCTTAGTGATGAAACAAGAAAGGCATTAGAGCTATCTGATATTCTATGTGAAATTTACGCAGGATATGAAAAAACAACGGGACCAGTAAAGATGTTTGTCGGCAATACGTTGCAGGTTCATACTAAAAACAGCGGTAAAGACGTTGTAACTGAGTTTCGACTTGCCGACGGCGGGACAGCTATCCGCGATTGTGAAATAAGCCTGTCTTTCCCGCCGAATACACCGGGAAATACGATAATAAACGCTATAGCCAGCAATATGGGACTTGCCGTAATTTACGGACAGGGAGCAACATTCGGGACATTTACAAACGGTTATTCTTTTATCGGCAACGGCGCTGAGGCATTGTCTGAAATATGTTATGGCAGTGGTGTAAAATGGTCCATTCAAAACGGCGTTCTGCAAATAATTTTAGAAGAAGGCATATTGCAAAACAGAGGTGTAGTTTTTGCCAAAGACAGCGGGCTTATCGGTTCACCGGAACGGATTATAAAATCCAATCCAAAGCCGGATAAGGAAACGCCGAAACGTAAAAGAAAACGCAAAGAGAAAAAAGACCGCGCCGAAAAACAAGCAGGCTGGAAGATAAAAACATTATTAGCTCCGTCTGTTCTGCCGGGTGATGCCGTGAAAGTTGAAAGTGAAATTATTACCGGCTGGTTCCGTGTTGAAGCTGTAAAACACAGCGGCGATAGCATGGGGAATGATTGGACGAGTGAATTTGATTTGATAGAAAGGCTGACTTATGCAAACGGATAATGAAATAAAAGATGTAATCGGCGGTTGGATTGATAATAAGATAAACAATGTACATACCGCATTGCCCGGTAAAATTGTTGAGTACAATCCGGCAACAAACAGAGCCAGCGTCCAACCGGTCGGAACGTATCAGACAGCGGATTATAGAGAACTTGCCTACCCTGTTATTTATAATGTGCCGGTACAGTTTCCAATCGGCATGGGTGGCAGTGCAGGGTGTACGTTTCCGTTAAGCACAGGAGACGGCTGTTTACTCATATTCGCCGAACGACAGACAGACAACTTTATAAGTCAAAACAATAATTCCGACGATATACGCACGCACTCACTGAATGACGCACTATGTATTCCCGGATTATATACAGATGCTACGCAGAGTAATATTGAACACTCGAGCAGCGTCTGTTTGTTTAATGGCGGTTCTATGGTTCAACTTACCGGTAGCGGATTTAGCGGCACGCTGGCAGACGGAACTACTTTTAATTTCGGCGGCGGTGATTTGACTGTAAACGGTATAAGTCTTGTCCATCACACACACGGCAACGTCGAAAACGGTGGTGGAAATACGGGACAGCCACAGTAAAGAAGGTGATTTATTGGCTTATGATATAGCACTCAATATAGCATCTAATGATTTAGTTATAAAAAATAATGACTTGATTTTAATTGATAACGCTGAACGGGTGGCACAGCAGGTACTTATAACGCTTCGTTTCTGGTTCGGTGAATGGTTTTTAGATACACGGGAAGGCGTTCCATATCTTGAATATGTATTAGTTAAAAATCCGAACATGAGCCATATACGGCAGATTTTAACGGAAAAAATCCAGAGTGTTGAAGGTGTGAAAAGCATAGTATCGCTAGATTTTGATTTCAGGCGTGTTACTCGTGAACTGTATGTAGATTTTGAAATTGATACCGATTATGGACTAATTACAGAAAGGGCGGTGTTAGGATATGGCGGACGAGGTTAAATACGGATTAAGTCCTGAAGGATTTAAAAGAAAAAGACTGCCGGAAATAATAGACAGTCTGGTACAGCGTACAAGCGATAAACTGGGTATATCTATTCAATCCGGTGCCAATTCTATTTTCGGGCAACTGTACGGAATTATCGGTTACGAACTTGCTGATATTTGGGAGCAGACGGAAAATGTCTATTATGCCATGTATCCTAATACGGCAACGGGAACATCTTTGACCAACGCCGCGGCACTTACGGCAATAACACCGATAGAAGCGGAACGAACGGAAATAATCTGCTTGTGTACAGGAACTGACCAGACGCTTATTCCTTCAAACAGTCAAATTCAGGATAAGGATAGCAATACTTATACAAATAATGATGATGTATATATAGATAAAAATAACGCTTCTAAGGTTGAAATAACTATAGATACTATTACAACCGGTACAACATACAGCTTGACAATTAATGGCCAAACACAGGACTATACTGCAAAATCGGAAGATGATATTTCCACTGTCTTGACAACTTTATACAGCGGTTTTTCTTTTAATGACATAAATTTTGATTTAACAAATAACATTCTTACAATATCTACGGCAGATGAAGAAAAAACCATGAAAATAAGTGTAAACAATTTAAAAATACAGTCTGTTTCCACACCAATAAGTTTTTACTGTGATATTTACGGTTCCATAAACCCGGGAATAGGCACAGTGGACACGATAAATACGGCGATAAACGGCTGGGACAGCGTAAGCAATATAAAAAATATAGTAGGCAGAGACGCTGAAACAGATACAGAGCTTAGACAGCGCTGGTCGCAGTCCGTATACGCCAGAGCCAGCAACATGATAGAAGCAATACAGGCAAATGTATACAGACGTGTTGACGGTGTAACTTCCTGTTTAGTTACTGAAAATAATACAGACACAATAGACAGCGACGGCCTTTTGCCGCACAGCATAAAAGTAATCGTTGAAGGTGGCGACGAACAGGAAATAGCTGAAACAATATATCAATATTCCTGTCGAGGCATAGATTTCAATGGTGAAATAGAAAAAAGTGTGCGCGACAGCGCAGGTGTAACACACGTAATAAAATTTGCTAGACCAGTTGCTGTTAAAGTATGGCTAAAAATAGAAATAACAAAAGACACTGAAACAGAATGGGGCAACAATAACATAAATGAAATAAGAGAGCTTATTTTAGAACAGACAAACAATATAACAGTCGGGCAGGATGTAATTTTACAAAAATTTATAGGCACATTATATAACAATATACAAGGTATTGCATTTATTAGTATAACGGCATGTACCGGAGAGGTGGCAGGAGAATATAAGCAAGAAAATATAATAATAAAACCAACGGAGAAAGCCTCGTTTGATTTATCCAGAATTGAGGTGCAAATAAATGATTGACCGATATGAACGTATGATAAAACATTTATTAGCACAGTTTTTTAACACTGAAATATTAAAAGCCATGTTTTATGCCGTATCTGAAGAGTTGGCAGAAATAGATGTTGCTCTTGATGATTTGCAAAACAAAAGATGGATTGATACTGGTGAAGGCGTGCAACTAGATGGTATCGGGCAAATTGTAAGCAGAGATAGAAATCTTACAAATACAATAGCACTGTCCTTTTTTGGCTTCGAGGGGCAGTTAAACACTAAAGGCTTTGGACAAGCAAGGTTTAAAAGTTATGATGAACCGTATTTAGCAAGCATGAAGTTATCTGATACGGAATACAGAATGTTCTTATGGGCAAAGGTATTTAAAAATAATACTTTTGCTTACGGAAATGATACTTTGCGTTCTTTGCAATATATATTTAACACTAAAAATATATTAATTCAGAATGCCGGTAACGCAAAAATAAATATCGGTATCGGGAGAAAATTAACAGACAATGAAAAATTATTATTAGGACAAATGGAATTATTCGTTAAGCCTGCCGGAGTAGGCTTAATTTTTTTGTCTGAATTTGAAGGATATGTATTTGGGTTTGAAGGTCAAATGTATGCTAAAGGATTTGGACAGGCTCCATTTGCTTCAGCTTTCTAACAAAGGAGATGTTTTTTTATGGCACAAGATTATAATAAAATATTTGCTTCTGGCGCGTCGTCCACTCAAGAGTGGACGGATGAAAACTATTTGAAAGGATGGGGGTATTTAGGACAGACGCCGCCGCCATATCAGCTGTTTGACGCGCTGTTTAAACGACTGGATTTAAAAACTCAGGAGTTAAACTCAAATCAAAATAATATTGCTAATAATTATTTGCCATTGACAGGTGGAACAATGGATGGTTTACTTAGTCTTTTTGCCGGTTCTACGATACCGACACCAGATGCAGGTGATAACAGCAAAAAAATAGTAAATTCCGAGTGGGTGCAAACGTGGGTTAAGAATTTTATAAATGCGCTAGATGGTAATTTACAAGTACAATGGAGTAGCAGCACATTCACCGTGCCAGCATTAGGCATTACCGGATTAATGGCACAAAACGGCTATATTAGTCTTGGTAAGCTGTTTGGCGGTCTAATTCTACAGTGGGGAATAGTAAATGTTTCTACGATTGTTCAAACATATTATGTTACGGGAACAAAGACGTTAGCCATTTCTTTTAAATCACCTTTTATAGCCGTAGCAACACATAGAGGTGCAGGCTCAAGTACAACTGTAGTAAATAGACTTGATACTACAATAATAGGAGCAAGATTGGGAATGCCTGGAGAAAAACCCATAAAATTACCGTGGGCTGCTCATTATATTGCTATAGGTATTTAAATTATTATATCCAATGGCAATCCATAAAACATTTGTTACGCTTGTTCCTGGAACATAAGTATGTCCTGTTTCATAGTCTATTAGTATTTGTAGTCCATTGGCGTTGGCGTTTTGAATGTATGGAACTATTACGATATCCGGTATATCACCGCTGTTAATAGTGGCATTACTCCAAAGATAACCGGGCATTGTAATATTAAAAGGTACTTGGTATGGTGTAGCATCTATTCGCATACTCACATTATTTCCCCACTGTCGAATACCTGAACAGTGGGGATTTAACAATAATATAACAGGCGGGAGCGATGATTATGATATAACTTATCCAATATCTTTCTCTAATTTTTCCGTAATCATGTCTTTTCCATATAATAGTTCTAAAGGTGATTCCTACGATTTTTTTGGTGTTATAAAAGGAACAGAAACATTACAAGGATGTACGGTACATTTTTCTCAAGGCAGCGGAATGGGTATTTATTTTTTGGTAATAGGAAGTTAATATCCAATAGCAAACCAGTCTACGGTATGAGTCCCGGTTGTATTTTCATCGTCTTTCCCTACTTCAAAAGAATTTAGAGAAATTTTACTAAAACCTAATGCATAATTAACAGTTCGAGCAGCGTGAGAACCAGTTATTTTGTAAAATGAAATAAACGTTATCGGTAAGTTTTGTAATACGTATTTTGCGTTAGAAGGAATAGTTGATGTTCCCCACTGTTTATACACCAAAAACAATATAGCTACACGATGTATCAGGATAATTATTGTTTAAATAAATGGTATTGGTTGTTAAATCTCGTATTGTTGTGCTACTTGTAGAACTAGCTCCGGGACCCTCCACCGCGACACCTCTAAACGGCTGTTTGGTAAAAGTAATAGGTAAAGATAAAACAACATTTGCACTACCGTTTCCCCACTGTTACTTACCACAAGCATACCATCTAATTGAGTGAGCAGTCTCTGCAGGGTCTGATAATCCCGTAACAAAATTTTTGTTTGTTATGTTAGCTACCTTAGATGGAAAGTTCGACGATGAACTGCTTGCTAATACAGAAAAAACACTAGTAAAAGTTATTGCGAATGTTACAGTAATATCTTTTTCTTGATTTATATTTAAAATACTTCCCCACTGTTTAAAAGCCCGCAGTTAAGTAATCTATTGTAAACGTACCAGAAATTGTATTAGTTTTGCGTACCGTCAGTTTTGTAAGATTTCCGACGTTTACGCCGAAACTATCATGCCCATCTAGTGCTATATGTGTGGCTGTTGCTCTATAAAACTGTGTATATGCCACGGCAAGTGTATTTTCACCGGTTAAATTTCCGGGCTGTATCTCAATACTTCCCCACTGTTTAGCATCCAATAGCAAACCAATTAAAAGTAGGATTTGAATCTGGTCTTGTTCCGCCGACGTCATTAATGCCGCGACCTCTAGCTCTAGCTTGATAAAGTCCGATTAATCCTATACCAATCAAAGATTGAATTATATTACCACTGGTATTATCTACATTGAAAACATCTGTTGCAGTTATTATCCCTAGATTTTTAAAGGCAATCGGTAGAGAAAATAACGCATAATTATTACCAGCACATGTAGCTGTTCCCCACTGTAAATAATGAATACATAATAAAAGAAAGGATTGATAAAATTGATAACATATTTTTGTAAATTTAACGAAAACGGCGAGCGTGAGGCTTCCGTTCCGTCTACCATGTTGAATAATTATGGCGGTAAAGAAAAACTGATTTCTGATGGATATATTGAGATATCCGACGAAGATTACCAGTATTATGTAGGTAACAAAGGACAAGGCGACAATGGTACAGGCTATATCCGCGACAGTGCGACCGGTAAGCCGATTTCTGCGCCTGCTAGGGTAATTACATTAGAGGAACAGGCAAACGCGCTTAAATCAGAGTATGAAACTAACATTAAAGCAATCGATGAAGCAATTCAGATTGCAAAAAATAACGGCGATACTGAATATGTTGCTGAATTACAACAGGAACGACAAAATACATTAGATGAATATGCGACAAAACTGGAGGAATTAAATAATGCTTAAATTTTGTACTTTTTGTGGAAGAAAACTTGATGCAGAAGGCTTTTGCACTAATCCAAAATGTCCGGATTACAAGCGTAAGGAAATTATACAAACAGAAAAAATTGCATTGGCAGAAAAAGCAAAAAGCACCGCTAATCCCAATAACGACAAGGGTTAAGAGGTGCTTTTATTATGCCAAAAATTATATTACCGTATTTGTGCCGTGTTCCGCCTTAGAAAATAAAGGGATATGCACATTTTACGGAAAAATATTAACGCCGCATTAGTGCCGGATTTAGTATTTAAAGACTATTAAATCCATTGCCTTTTTAAGCTGGTGCAGGTCTTTATGCGTGTAATGTTTTTCTGTTATGCTACTGCTGGCATGTCCTAGTATTCTTTTTATTGCGGTCGGATTAGCATCCGCATTATTCAATAAACTTGCTAATGTATGTCTGCACTCGTGGGGCGTATGGCGTTTTATTTTCAAGTCCGCTAGTGTTCTATCAAAACGAGTACGAAAACGGCTGTAATTAAGCCGTGCACCGCTACTATCCGTGGCAATGTATTTATTGTTTTCTGCTAACAGTTCTATCCAAAACAGCAATGTCTGCTTGTGTATCGGGATAATTCTATTTCTGCCGGCTTCCGTCTTACTTTCACGAATTATTAAATATCGCTGTCGGATTTTAATATCGGACCGTTCAATATTCAAAAATTCGCTGGGGCGTGTTCCTAACATCATATGCATTAAAATCATTTTTGCATATCGGTGTTCATCAGTAGCACGAAACAATTTATAAATCTGCCGTGTGTTGAATATGGTTTTCTTATAGACTTTTTTATCTTTGTCTATATCAACATATCGGCTTATATCTCGTTCCGGTGGAATTATTTCATACTTGACCGCATAATTGTACATGTGGTGCAAAACTTGCCGCGCCTTTTTCTGGGTGCTGTAACCTGCGCCGGTATCGTGAATATCTCGGATAGCAGCTTGCAAATCTCCGATACGGATTTTGGCAAATTGCTTATCGTATAACCGTTTTAAATGGTTATATGCGGCAGTATAACTTTGCTGGGTATGCGGCTTAATGCGTGGGTACAGATAGGCTTTAACTAAAGTAAATAACTCGGAAAATGTTATTTCAGACGGGGAGAACAACAACGGGTTTTTATTGTACTCACAAAGAAAAGCAAGCGCGCTTTCATAGTTGGCTTCATAGCCAATAACTTTCTGCCGTCCGTCAATCCATTTTCTTATTTCAAATGGTTTACGGCGATTGCCGGATTTCTTAGTAGTAGAGCCAAATCCATTCGGTAATTTTAATCTTTTATTCAAATTAATCACACTCCTTTAATAGGAGTTTAAAGGAGTATCTATGTATGAGCAAACAATTACTTTTATAAATTCCTTAGTTCCTACAAAACTTGAGACAATAGTGGGTGGAGGTGTTGCCCTTGTGGGTGTGATAATGCAGCATTTATTCGGAGCTTTTTCGGAAACCTTCGAAACACTGCTAATCTTAATGGTGATTGATTATATAACCGGAATAAGTGCTGCATGTATAAATCCGAATATGCAACTGGACAGCAGGAAGTGCGGTACCGGTGCACTAAAAAAAGTCGTTATCCTTTTGCTGATATCGGCGACATATCGAATTGACCTGATAGGGCAGACAATGGCTAAAGACGTTGTTATGCTCTTTTTTATTGGGCGTGAAGGACTTAGTATCTTAGAAAACGCGGCTAATTGCGGACTGCCGATACCGCAGAAGCTAAAAGATACGCTAGCGCAGTTTACCGAGTTTAAGAAAAACCGCTAATGTTGACGAGGTGGCGCCAGTACGTCAATTACAAAATAGGCTGTTTTTGTAATTTGAGTATGAACTTTTTACAAAATATCGGCTTTTTGTAATACGGTTGGTAATTGGTTGCTAATCGGTTGGTTATTTGGACAGTAAAACCTGCAAACCCTTGTTATTGCTGGATTTTTATCGGTTGGTAATTGGAAGGCTTTCGGCTTTTTTATCGGTTTTTTTGTCGGCTTTTTATCGGCTGTATTATAAAAAATTGGTGCTATTTTCCCACATAGGAAAAATGATAAAAACTTGACTTTTTTTAGTAAAGGCAGTAGGAGAATACAAATGACATTAGATGAAGCAATTAAACACTGCAAAGAAAAATCAAACGGTTGTTCCAAATGCGCATATGAACATAAATTATTATATGAGTGGCTATCTGAACTAAAAGAACTTCGTGAAATAACTATACAGAAAGACAGAAAAACTGTATTAAATCCATTTCATGGCTTCACTGGTGTGTTCTGTGGATTTCAGAGAAAGACAGAAAAACTGTATTAAATCCATTAAGCAAAATGTTAAAAAAGCAAGGAATGAACAACCTAAATATTAGACTTAAGTAAGCAAATTTAAGTTAATTTAAGTTAATTTTAGTTAAAATTTAAGTTAATTTGCCTAAACGTGTCGAATTCGAGGAGTTTGCAAATAACCGGCAAATAAAAAAAGCCTTATAAATCAAGGCTTTAAGAGAAAATATCTTAATATATCATGATATTTAAGCAAATAAAATCGTGATATCAAGATATTATTAAGATTTAGATAGGAGGTATGTAAATGCTAAACGTTTTTATTAATCCGGGACATGATATGGACCTTGACCCCGGTGCATGCGCGAACGGTCTGCGTGAAGTTGATATCGCGCTGGCAATCGGGCAGGAAGTTAAAAATATTATGGACGGTATTTGCTACCCATGCCAGCTTATTCAGTCGGACAATTTAAATGGAGAAACACCGAGCAAGCCGAATGTCTGCGGCACCGCTAACGCATCCGGTGCAGATGTTTTCGTGTCTATTCACTGCAATAAAGTTAAAAACACATCCGCAAAAGGTACAGAAACGCTCATCTATAGCACAGGCGGCAAGGCGGAACTGCTGGCTAAATGTATTCAGTCGCAGATTGTTAATTCTTTGGGCACAGTGGACCGTGGCGTTAAAGAACGTCCAGATTTATGTGTGCTCCGGGAAACGACTATGCCGGCGGTACTTGTAGAAACGGCGTTCATTTCAAACGAGGAGGATGCTTATAAGCTACAACTGCGCCAGCGTGCTTTTGCGGCTGCGATTTCCAGAGGCATAACCGACTACGAAAAATTATTATAAAAGGAGATAAAAAACTATGACTTTAGAAGAAATTAAAAACGAAGTGTTAAATAACATTAAGGATTTCGTAACAAACGAAGTAAAAGACGTTGCTATGCGCTGGATTAAAAATACCGCGTTTCCATATGTAAAAGAAGTGGCCACCGCGTTCATTGCGGAACTAAAAAACTCGGCGGCGGATGAAAAAGGCTGGGTGAAATTTCGCGACTTGATTTTTCTTCCGGTACTGATTAGCGGCGGCATTTGGATACTGGAAAAAGTTTTAAACATGTTAGCACCGGATACAGAAACAACAGAATAATATACTATATATAGTTTTTAGTTTTATGGCCAAAAGATTTTATACTATATATAGTATGTTAGGAGATATGTACAATGAAAAAATTATTAAACGTAATTTTGAACTTATTTGTAAAACCAAAGCTCGATGAACGCAAACAGGCATTAAGAAAAAAACTAGAAAAAGAAATTTCTGAAACAGACAGCGAATGGGTTAAAATCCGCAATCAGGTTTATCTTGAACTTTTGGATAGTGCCGATGGCAAACTCATGGATATTTTAGAAAAGAAAATTGACAGCATTTGATATTTCTTAACGAAAGAAGATGATACCATTGTGCTAAGTAGTTTGTAGTAGGCAGGTAGTTATTTTATACAATCTATTTAAAACGTTAAAAATCGAAAAATCTGAAATACAAAAAAGAGCCGTACTTCATAAGGGTACGGCTTTATTTTTGTAACCATTTTGCAACCGTTTTTTGTAATCAATCGACTAAAATAAAGCATATTCAAAAGTAAAAATAAACCTACTTTCTTTAAAAATAAGGCATAATAAACATAATAAAAATAATGTTTTTTCACTATGCAATTCATCGGCAAATCGTGCTTCTTCTAAAGAAAAACCTCTGACAGCAATATTTGTCAGAGGTTTTTCTCTTATCTGCGATGTCTCGGCGGTGGAGGTGGCGGCGGAGCCGGTCTTTTCGGTGCCGGTTTAATTTTGTGATGCGGCGGAGGTGGTGCCTTTTTCCAGCCGGGCGCTTTATGATGCGGCGGAGGCGGCGGTGCCATTCTGTGTCTAGGTGGCGGCGGAGGCGGTGCTGCTTCCGTCGTGCTAGTGCTTATTACATAACCGATTGGCGTTGCCAGAAAACACGCCATAGTCAAAATACCGACAGATTTTCTAATTTTGTCCTTCAACATACGGAAAACTCCTTTCATTAATATTTATTACAAATAATATTCGCGTTATAAACAGTTTTATCCTTCAAACAGCTGTACCCAGTAATGAGCATATTCACTATTCCCATCATAAGCATAACCTACACCCAAATAACGATACTTTCCATTTAGAATATTTTCGCGATGTCCCAGAGAACTCATCCACTGATTTACTACAGCTTCCGGCGTAGACGAACCGGCTGCTATATTCTCGCCGCCGTATATCTTACCCTGTTTGCTGCCGAATATACTGAAGCAGTCTCTGCCGTCAGGACGCGTATGCGAAAATAATACAGTTAATTCCTTCGCTCTGATATCCGCCATCTGACACAAATCATCCTTTAAGACAAGCGGTCTTTTGCCGGCTTTTTCTCTCTCTCGATTAACCAACTCCAAAACAGATTGTGCATAATTGCGCAAGGAAATATCGTCAGAAACAGATAAATCATGGCCGCGCGGCACAACGTGAATTAGAAATTGCAATCTGTACAGTTGACCGTTCTCACGTATAAATGCCCCGACTACTACATCGCCCGTTTTCACGAATTTCAAACCGGGATTGGCAAGTTCCGCCATAGAAAAATCATCTACATCATACAGAGCGTCCTGTTCCAGCCGCCAGATACTTCCCAATTCTACAGTATATTCGCCGTTATATTCCGCAGCCAAAACACTGCCGGAAAATAATATACATAAACAGAAAGTCATTATCCATATCTTTAATTTAAACATAACACCACCTCACAAATTCTTATATATCATGATTATTCTACCGGCCAAATTGTAAAGAATATGCGATATAATTCAACATCTGGTTCAGGAATATCCAGCGGATTTAAACCGACTACAAGAATAATATTACAATGTTCTCCCTGCCAGATATAATAAACTGTTTTGTCTTCTTCAGATTTTTCAATCGCATTTACTTTACCAAAATTATTTTCTATCCCACCTGCCAATTCCAAAAATGATAATGCCGCGTGTTTTAGCGAAGCTCCTATAAAAAATCTGTTTATCGAGCACAATTTGCCGTCTTTAAATTCCAGCTGTATATCAGGAACAGCCAGTATATCATATTGTTCCAGACTGTTATCTTCATATTCAATCGTATAAACCACTGAACCATCATCATTATTTTTAACAGATATCACCTCATATTTAGACAGAATATCATTAACATCTTCTCCGAAATAAAATTCCTTATAACCGTTTTCATCTTTCGGAAAAGCTAATGCAGTAGCTGAAATCATTAAGAAGATGCTCACAAATAACAAACTGCCTAATATCCACCGCATATAAAATCACCTCATTTTAGAGTTTCAAAATATCTTTTAGCATACCAAGATAAAGGTCCGTCCTTATAAAAACTCATATTATATGCTATAGCAAAAGTTAATTCGCCCATAGGTATATCGGCAACATGATATTTTACTCTTTCATGCGGGTCTTTTATATACTCCCAATAATATGTTTTATTTTCTGGATTATACATTTCAATATACATTTTTTGTAAATCATAATTATATTTAAATCGTTTTGTTTGGTGTCTACTCATTGCGTTATTTTCAGGATTTACTTGTACAATATCAATAGCAATAATATATTCTGGAGGATTGTATTTTTGAACATTTACAGTATTGGCAACTACATACCATATTCTTCCCATTCCACCATCAAAATGAATATAATTTTTATTTCCATTAAAATAAACTTCATCAAATAATGAAGCAAAACATGTTGTTGAAAACATCATTATTCCAGCAAGAATAAAAACACTAAATATCTTTTTCAT